CACGCGAGCGGGAACGGGCGGCGGCCTCGACCTCGCCCATGGTGGGCGCGATCTGCTCCTTGTAGAGCCTTAGGAGCTCCGGTGTGGCCTGCTGAAGAAGCCCAAGCTGCAGCGCCTGATACTTTGGCGCGAACTGGGCCTCTGCCGCGTACTTCTGCGGAGCGAGGTCAAGCTGCGCCTGCAGAGTGTCTCGGGTCTCTTGGCCGTAATTACGCGGCTCCGGTGCGCTAACTGATGTTCCCATGTTTTTTGTAGGCCATCTTGTAGATCGGCATACTGCCTTTCTTGTAGGTGACCAGTTTACCGTTTCTGTGACCGATGGCCGGGAGAATTGCGCTTTCCGGCCTGTCGTGAAAGAACTTAGCCGCCACTGCCATGGCAAACAACGCGCAGTCGGCAGCGAACTGGTGCCAGTACCAATGGTCGCCATTGGGGTCGTTGGGCTGCCAGGACCAGGCCTGGGGCTCCGGGCCCGTCTGGCGCCAGCCTACAAGCACGGCCACCACATGGTCGTCCTGGCAGGCGATCTTGAGCGTGCCCTGCTCCGCGTGGAACATCACGTAGTCCTCGACTGCCTCGCGGGTCCATCCCTTGAAGCTGTCGGGCACTTTGGCCAGAAGGTAGTCTGTGATCTGCGGGATCATGCCCAGGTGGAGGCGTAGAGTAGGTAGGCTTTGACCTTCCAGTTGGCGCGGGCCAACTCCTGGTAGGCGCCGGCACTGGTTAGAACAAAAAGCCGAGAGGTTGAAGCCGACGCAAAAGGCGTTGGGTTGCCTGGTGTCTGGCTGCTGAACCAGACATTTAGGAAGATATTGGAACCGGAAACAACGCCAGATGAAACCGTTGGGACGTAGTTAAAAATCGGGAAGTTGTTTTGGAATCCCTGCATCACAACGCTATGGATGTCCACCTCGTTGCCCACAACGAACGGGCCGTCGTTGGTGAAGCACTCCAGAACCACGCGAACCATCTGAGGCGCAACAGACAGTGATGGGAGGTTACCTGCAGTGGTCAACCATTGGACTGCCTGACTACCAGCGCTAATCACCGGAATGCTTTGGGCACTGGTTGTATACCGCAGGATGCCGTTGGTCAGCGCACCGCTGGCTAGGGATAGACCGGACCCGACACTAATCTCCTGAGGAACGCCGTTGGATCCATTAGCCCTGCCCAGCAACCGAGCATCGGTGACGTGCTGGATCTTCGCGTAGGTGACGCCGGTGGTACTTGACGAGGAATCGGCCAGCTTGGCGGTGGTAACAGCCCCGGTGCCGATGTTGATCGTGCTCGCAGTGAACGCAAGGTCGGTCGAGGAGAGCTCCGCGGGGTAGGCTGAGACACTGTTTCCGTTTCCGATCAGGCGGTTGCCGGAGATCGGGGCAAACTTGGCAAGAGTCAGCGAACCGTCGGCCACCGAGAGCGTGCCGCCGTCGACCGAGCCGGTGATGTCGACGCTGGGCGTGCCCAAGAGATTGAGCGTCGAGGCCGACAGCGTGGTGGTGGAGCTGACCGTGGTGCCTGGGGTGACAGTTACAAAGAGTGGCATGGTGATTTAGACGTCGTTCTTGCCGTAGAGTCGGAATGCGATGCCGATGACCTTGGCGCTGTAGATGTCGAGGGAGCCCTGGTCAGTGGTGATCAGGGGCTGCACAGAGGCCGAGTGCTTGCGCAAGCGGGCCTTGTGACTGAAAAACTGGTGCAGGCCGGCCTTCCACCCGTTGTTGCCGGTGCGGAACTGGGTGGTCACCGAGTAGTCCTCGCGGTAGGGCAGCAGGAAATTGTCGGCGGTGTTGTTGGTGTTGTAGGTGCCGCTGCCGTAGGTGTAGTAGACCGTGCGATCCTTGGTCTGGTCAGTGGCAACGGTGTAGAACTCATTCACGCCGTCGAACTGCGCGGTGATGGAGTAGCGGGTGTTCCAGTTGCCCAGCTCGAACTGAATGTCAGTCCACTGCTTGTGGTCGACGTTGTCCTCCCCGGTGTAGCCGCGGAAGCGAACCTCGGTCGACATCTGGATGAGGTTACCGGCCAGGTTGACGTCCACAAGACCGAGCGGGTCGAACTGGTGAATCAGGCCGCTTTCATCGGCCCAACAGAGCGTGTCGGTGCCTGCCACGATGACACGGCACCAGTACTTCGGAACGAGCAACGAGCCCTCCCAGTAACCTTCCCAGGCCTTGTTCAGGAAGTTGTAGACCAGCGTGCGCTGATTGGTGCCGTCACCGCCCTCAACCGGGACGCTCAGGATGTAGCGGTTGGCGAAGTAAGTCGCGCAGGCGTTGCTCCAGTAGGCCTGGTCGATGTCGTCGACGATGTTCTGAATCTGGTCGGAGAGCGGGAGAACCACCGACTGGCTGATGCCGAACTCGGTCTGGCGAAGACTGATGATGCCGCGTTGAGAAAGGAAGATGACGTCAGAGCCTGTGCCCGCAATGGATGCCTGCGAGACGCAGCCGAACTCCCGGGTGATCTCGGTCAGGCGGGTGGTCGACAGGTCGCCGTAGAGGTTCTCCACAGCCAGCACCGAGCGTTCCTTGAAGATCAGGAGCGTGGTGGTGTTGAACGGGTACAGGGCCACCACCCGGTCGTTGCTGCCGGTGTTGAGTTTGAACTCATTCAGGATCGGGCTGTAGTGCAGCGGGTCCAGCACGTCGGAGACGGCCAGATAGTCGTTGCCGTAGAGAAGTAGCAGTCGGTTCTGGAAGTACAAGCCCTCGCGGCCCGGGGGCACCGAGGAACCGGAAGCACTCGAGCGCTTGATGCTGCCGGTGATGTTGTTGTTGTCCACGTCGACCAGCGTGGAGGGCATGGCTACCGAGGCTGTGGGCGTGGTCGAGTAGGTGCCGCCGTTGACGATGGTCACCGAACTTACGATCCCATTAGTGACCGTGGCGGTTAGGCTGGCGGCCACGCTGTGTGTGCCGGAGACCGTGATCACCGGGGCCGAGAGGTATCCGGAGCCCTGGTTGAGGATTGTGACCGCGCTGATCGTGATGTTGGGCGACGTGCCGGTGGTCGTGAGCTGGATGATGGCCCGGCCTGCGTCGTTCAGCGAGTCGGTCTCCTCGGTCGTGCCGCTGAAGAGCTTCAGCGTGTTGTTGTCGACTGGGTAGACGTAGTAGATCTGATTGTTGACCGTGGCGCTACCGACCACGTTGGAGATCGAGACCTGATCGCCCGGGATGAAGTTGTGGTTGTAGACCGTCAGCGTGTCCCCGGTGGAGTCGGAGCCGACGATGGACAGAGTGGACGGGATGCGGTCGAACCCGGCGTCGAGCGCAGACGGGAACGTGGTGTTGCCCTGCATCAGGATGGGCATCCCGTCGTTCAGGTTGTCGACGATGTCCTGCGCCAGGTCGTAGCCGGTCAGGTTGGCCGAGCGCTCGATGTAGTAGCGGGCATTGTTCTCGAGGCTGAGTGGTAGAGGGTTGGTGCCGGCCCGGGCGTCGATCAGAGTCAGGTGGAGCGATACCTCCTCGTTGACCACGTTGACAAAGAACTGGAATCCCTGGCCGGAGCCCGGGGTGGCGGTCCACAGCGGTGCCACGTCGCCCACACCGCCGATGGTCACGATATCACCCGTGGTCAGGTCGGGCACCACGTTGAGGTTAATCTGAGTGATGTCCTCGTCGGTCAGGTGGTTGTTGTTCTCGCAGAGAAGAGTGAATCCATCCTCCAAAAGGATTGAGTCTGCAATGCCGCCGGCACTGTCGAAATAGTACCTAGCGTTACCCGGGCGCAGCATGACCACGCCGTTGGTGGCCTGGATGAGGCGCACCGGGAGGTAAATGTCATGCCCGTTCATGGGCACTTCTACGGGCGACTGATTGGGTCGGATGCACCAGACCTTGCCCTGTCCGCCGTCGGAGGTCCGTGCCTCATTGACTGCCACCAGAAGTGCATTGGCCCCGGTGTCCGGGTCGCGGTAGGGCAGGACGCCGAGGATGTCCTCGAAGGGCAGCGTCTGGTTGTAGAACTGAACGGTGCGGTTGACCGGCGGGCCGGTGAAGGCGATGGCCGCGGTCGACATCACGCAGTTGGTCCCATCATCCAAGAGGCATCGGGTGCCGTTGGAAAAGACCAGCACGTTGGCGACTGGGTCTGATGAGATGCTTGCGTTCTGAGGGATGGGCGTGCCGCTGACAGGGACTGTGGAAACAGAGTTGGAGGTCACCGTAACCACGCGGTTCAGGGACTCCCACTTGCCGCCCCACTTGGGCTGCACGATGCCCCAGCGGTTCTTGATGACCTGGTCCTCGAAGCGTCGGTTGACGGCGTTGGAAACGTAGGAGGCCGGGATCAGCGCAGGGTCAATGCGCGATACCACTCCAACGAATCCATCGTCGATTGCACCGATTTGAGGCAGGTCAGGCATATCACCGGGACGGCACGATTATCTGGCGCACATACTTCTCCTGCAGTGCCACCTTGTCGATCTCCTTGCTGAGCTCAACCTCCCCTAACTCCAAGAACTGGTTACCCAGGTCGATCTTGCCGTCGACCCGCAGCATCTGGCCGGCGGCCTTGAGTGAGCAGATCTCCGAGAAGCGGTAAGGGAAAGCGTATGCAGTGGCCTCGGCGGAACTGGACAGGAGCGGCGGGGTCTTGCGGAACTCCAGCCAGACGTAGGGCAACTGGTCTCCGACCAGCACGCCGTTGTCGGTGAAGGTGTAGGTGGCCTCCTGCTGGCGCCAGGACACGCGGGGGTCGCCCGGCCAGACCGAGAAGGTTTCACCGATGGGGACAGCCCGGGTGGTGCCGTCGGGGTTGTTGGTCTGCGAGATGTTGCGTAGGAACTTATTCAGCACGCCCCAGTAGACCGAGTTGGTCGGGACGGTGCCGGCAGTCGCCGTGGCGTAGAGCTGGTAGTGCTGCTGGGTGTCGGGATAGAGAACGATCTGCCCGATGGTGTAGGTGGTCGTTGCGTCCCAGTTGCCGTCGTTGTTGCCGTAGTCGGGCTCTGCATTGGCCCAGTACTGGGCATTGAGCGTGCCGTTGGGGCCGCCGGTGGTCGGAGGGTTGCCGGAGTTGATCGAGCCGACGTACTGGTAGTACTTCTGCTCAGTCTTGAAGTAGACCACCATGCCGGCTGAGTAGAGCTGGGTGGGGTCGTAGTTGGCTGCGAAGTACTGCTGCTCGTACACCGTCTGCTCGGGCCAGTCGAAGCACTCCCATGCGCTCCGTAATGACATAGAGATGAACGTGCGGAAGAAGTTGGACTCCTCGGTGGTAAGCGTTGAGAAAACGCGACCAGTGAGCTCGCAGGCGCGTTGCAGGACGTAGTCGTAGGTGACGGTTCTCATTTCCAAGCCTTACAGGACCAATATTTAGCGGAGAGTTTAGTGCCGGGATTATCGCAGCCATGACGGGCTTTGAAGTTAGCTTTACGCTCCGGGATGTGCTTCTTGATGGTCATGCCCGGGTCGCCGAAGCGCACCAGGGCAACCTTATTGCCTTCCTTAGCCAGCACCGCGGACTTCTTGCTTTCGCCAGGGGTAGCCTTGGGCTTGTTGTAGCCAGAGAACTTGTTGCCCTTGTAGTTGATCATTGGCTCTTCGGTAAAACATACCAACCTGCCGGCAGAACCACCTTAGATGGCCCGACCAGCTTCTTGTCGGCATCGAAAGCATAGACGCTGGCCGTTGTAGGCTTGGCCAGCATCACCGGATCACCGCTTGGCACCAGAACCACCCGTGTCATCTGGCAACCCAGGCAGATCGGCAACACGGCCAGCCAGATCATCCTTGAGGGGTTGAGGTGCTTGACCGTGTTGAACATTGGTGGGTGGTGTTGCTCGCAGGAAGTCGAGGATTGCTCGCAGGATCTGGTAGATCCAGTTCACGGCTTCGGAGCTTCGGCTTCCTTGGCATCCTTGGCCCAGATCAAACCAATACCAGCGGTGACCGCTGCAATGGTCGTAGTTAGATCGACATTGGTGCTCGGGTCACCGTCGAACAGGGCCTTGAGAGCCCCACCAACAGCGACCAGAATGGCACCTACACCGGCGAGAGTTGTTTTCGTGTTTTTCATTTGGATTTGAACAGCCTATAGGCTCCGTAACAGGCGCAGGCTAAGCCAATAAGCGCGGTGATAAGCCTTACCCATTCGGTAAGCCATGGGAGAAACGAAACAGCGGTGGCACCTGCCGCTGCTGCTAGGCTTAGTCCAGGGCTGGTGCTGCTGTTCGTTGGTTCCATTACTCAGTAGGCTGAACGGCTTCAACCACCGGATTCGCCGCTTTGTAGGCCGCGACAACCGCAGGAGTCCACAACGCATTGGCAATCGAGACCACCTCGGTCGGCTGGCCTTCCAGCGAGTCACCGGGGTTCAATGTGTACTGCGAGGTAATCTCACTGCCCACAACCGCGCCGTCGCTGTCGTAATCGATTCCGGTCGTCACGAACAACGAGTTGTTGGCGTTGACCTGCACTGAGATAATGTTGACTGGTACGATCATTGGATAGCGGGTTTGAGGTTGGCGTTGTAAGCGGCAATCGCGGCAGGAGTCCAGACGGCGTTTGCAATCGCGACAACCTGTTCCGGTTGACCCGTAAGGTCTGAGCCGGGAACAAGACAGTAGCGGCGGAAGGTGGAAGCCTTAACGACTTCGCCATCGACGATCTGGTCCGACAAGCGGACTTGGAGCGTCGTGTTAGGAAGAACCTCGCAAAGCGAGAAAATGGTGCGTTCTGTTAGCATAGGATTAAACGTAGTAGTGTGCGATTAAATGGTACATCTTAGTTGTTTAGACCATATAAACCGCTGTTCCAGCTAATCTGGTTCCATCTGTTATAACGACGGCCCCCGAAGGCGATGTTCCGCCTCCTGCTGCAATAAGGTTAAACGCCATTGCCGATGTGTTTACATAGCCATAAATTGAAGCAGACGAAGTAGCAAGTCCGCTAAAGTAGCTTACAGCTACCGCAGCACCAACATTTGCGCTCGCAGCAAATGGTAAACCGCCGACAGCAAAGCTATCGCCAGTACCACGCAGAAGGATTGTGATATCAAAACTTGCGGTTACTAATCTTCCAACCTTTGTATATGTTCCAGTTTGAGCGGTGTAAGTAGCGGTTCCACCGACAGTCGGCGTAAACGTCCCCTCCTCGTAATCATCCAGACAATTCGCATCGGACGAAGCGACTTGCGTGGCGGGGAAGGTTACTCCAACGCCGTTGGCTGCCACGGTTCCACCTTTAAGAACAAGATTGGCAGTGGAGTTCAGGCGCATGGCTTCAGTGTTGTTGATTCCAAACAGCATCGGAATATTCGTGACGGTCGAAATATTCGCGTCCGTTCCGCTCGCGGTAATTCCGAACGTGCGTACTCCAGCGGCTCCTAAATCAATGCCACTGTAGGAGGTTCCGTTGATCTGCAACGCGGTCGTACCGCTTGAATCAAATCCAATCGAACGAGTGTAGAACCGGCCAAAGATGTCGGGCGTTACGGTTCCAACTGCAAGCGTCGTCCCCACTGTAGCCAAGCCAGTAATCGTTGCTGAAGCTAAAGTCGATACACCAGTCACACCCAGCGTCGTCCCCACCGTAGCCGCGCCGGTGATGGTGGCGGAGGCGAGGGTGGCGGTGCCGCCGGCTTGCAGGATTTGGTTGGTGGTTACCTTTTTCGTGGTGCCCGATGCAGCCATCGACGTATCCGATATGTCGACAATCGGCAGCACGTCTGCCGCGGGATCGACGGTGGCGATTGCTGCCAAGGCCGTAATTTTCGTGTCTGCCATAAATGTTTAGTTTGCTTGGATGATGAGTTTGCCTGTGTCCTCTTGGAGCAGGAAGTCCCCGTTCTCCAAG